GGGCGTTGCCGCCTGCGCGTCGTCGTCAACCTCTGCGGACAGGCCAAGAGCGGCCTTGAGCGTGTAGCGCTGCAAATAGGTCACGGCGCTGCCCACGGCCTGAAATCCGTTCTTGCTGCCGGACTGGTCAGGCGCACCTGTCAGCGTGGTTTCTTCGGCGTGCCCGTCGCTGTGCTGCACGATGCAGGTGACGCGCACCCCGCCGTTGCCTTGATCGGTGCGAAAGCGGTAGGAAATGCCATAGCGCGCCAAGATCGGGTCGATAGCCTTGGCAATGCCCGCCAGAGTCTCATGCTGGTAATGGGTGCGGCCCTTCTGGCTGGTGAAATCAACCGTGGCGTCCTTGATGATCGGCGGGATTTCGGCGCGAGCCTGAGACAGTGCGCGGGCAAAGGAAATGCGGGCGCGCTGTTCGTCCATGCGCTCTTTCATGGCAAGCATGCGCTCCAGCTTGTCCAGATCGGCATCGGGATTGAGCACAAGGCGCTCGATCATCGACACCATCGGATCGGCAGGCGCGTGGTGCGCCAGCTCGCCGTGTTCAATCTTGGTAACTTCGGTCATGTCAGTCCCCCCGCTTTCCAAGCCAGTCGTATGTATTGAGGCCGGGTTGCGCGCTGCGGTCAGTCGGTGAAGCCTCGGGCGGCAGGCGGTACTCGCCGCTGAGGTACGCATCCCACTGGCCGGGTGGGACTCGGGCAGCGTTGGCGTTGTCTTCGCGCAGGCTCACGATGCCACCTGAACAGCCGGAGCACTGGCGTCGACCATCTTGTCGGTCTCGAACGCCAAGTCGCGGAGGCGGTGATAAAGGGTCGCATCACCCGCCGCCGATGCAGAGCGGGTTGCCACATAGGCAGCGGCGTTCAGCGCCTTGAGGGATTTGTGAAGGTCGGTCATGTCGGTCTCCCTATTTGCGGTCCGCGATCTGCCTGAGCGTCTTCGGCGGTATGGGAGAACGTTAGTACACAAAAGATGTACCGTCAAGAAAGAAAGTACATGTAAAATGAACGTGCGTTATATTCGAGCGCGACTCACTCTGCTATACTCACCCCATCAGCAATGTGCTGACGGCATGAAAAAGCCCCGCTCGATGGCGGGGCAGGAGGTGTTGAGAATGGATGAGAAAGAACAGGCCGCGCCGGGTTTGGTCGCGGCGGACCTTACGGGAGGCGCGATTGCGCCCTTTTCCGAAGCTCAGATGCAATGGCTTGAAGTGCGTCTGCAAACGCTTCGTCAGCAATTTGTTCAAGACGCTGTAAAGGAGGTGTATCGACGGGCGCGGGAAGTTTCATTTTAAGCTCAAGGCAGCTTGTATCGCCCATCGTTTCCGCCTCGATCTGCATGTCAAAGTTGGCGTCGAGGCGGAGAACATAGTGAGCCGGTGTTTCAAGGCGGGCGTTTGCGGGGACACGCTCGATTTGGGGTTGGCGCATGCTGAGCAATCGAAAAGTGTCGTTCTGATCAGGCATTGGTAACTCCTTTATGTTTGCGGCTGCGTTCATACCCTACCGCCCTTCCAGATCGCCTTGGTCAGTTCTGTTCGACTGAATACTTGATGTTCAATTCGCTGGGCGCGGGTACGCGCTCAAGGATTTGAAGCGCATAGCCCTGAAAGTAGGTGAACCCCGAAACGAGCAGATTGCCGTCGCCGTCATAGAGGCGATAATCCATGCGGCCCTTGGGGCAGGTCATGGACCCCGACACTTTCAACCCTGACCCGTAGTCGGAATAAGTGAAATCTTCCATCTTGCACGAGCTTCCCGCGCCTTGGGCAACAGCGTCGTAGCATTTCAGCCGCAATTGTTCGTCGCCGATCTCGGCGCAGCTCGCCGAGGCTTGGCCTGCCCCGAAAAGGACCAAGCAGAATAGAGTTGCCCTGAATTGCATTAGTCTCACCCTTTCTTTCTCATGCGCTCAATCAGTTATCTCGTTATCCACAGCGAGCACCGACCGAAACTGTTGACGCGCATCCATCTCGCTGCGTAAGTTTTAGAACAAATACAGAACAATTGGGGGTGGTTAGATGTTTTCATCAATAATGTATTGGTCCTGCTCTCGACTTCGGCGCATCGGTGTAAACCTCAATTACTTACTTGATCCGATTCACTCTCTAAGGCTGATAATGCGTCAAAAAGGCGGTCCTGAACGTCACCAGGTAGCTGAGCAAAATCACCATGAATCATAAAATTCAGATCAATTCTGAACTCGCGATGCAGAAAGATCAAAACTGACCGCGTAGGATAGGCCAAGCCTTTTTCGGAATTGCTTATAGCTGCCTTTTTAACGCCGCCCGCCTCTCCAAGAGCCTCTTGGCTCAAGCCGCTAACCGATCGAGCGGCACGCAACCTAATTGCCGATGCGCCTTTGCTGGCGTCACCGGTCCGAGCTAGCCGTCTTTTATCCTCGTGATCCATGTGCAGAGTTTGCCCTAGGGTACACGGAAAGTGAACGTATCTATTTTTTGATGCTTGCGGGTACATGAAATATGTACTACGTTTTAGCTATGAGAAACATTTCAGACATATGTGACACCCTCGGGCGCAAGAACATGATTGAGGCTTTGCGAGTGAGCAAGGCCGCGATTGGAAACGCTGTGTCTGACGGAAAGTTTCCCGCCAGATGGTACGCGGTCATTTCCTCGATGTGTGCTGATGCAGGGATCGAGTGCCCTGAAAGCCTGTTTGGATTCATTCCGGCCCCAAGCACGTCTGACGAGATCGAGGCCAATTGCGCTTCGACCGAAAGAGGCGCTGCGTGATGCCGTGTTCTGTCCCATATCGGCACGCTGCGCCAGATCGGCCTTTCCTCCAAGGAAACGAGGTTGCCAATGGCTGACCTGCGCCGCCTGCTCAATTCCCAAATGTCAGCGCTGATCGACGGTCAGTATGGCTGTCTCGACGCCGCGGCGGAAACCATCAACGCCCGCACCGGTCAGAGCGTCAGCAAGGGCACGCTGTCCAAGCGGCTCTCTGGCCTTCACGGCTGGCCGGTGGATGACGTGATCGCGCTGGAGGATGCCAGCGGGCGCCACCCCGTCACGCGGCTCATGGCGCGGCGGCTCAACCCAGACGCCGCCACGGCGCGGGGGTCCATGCTTCTCCATGCCGGCGCGATTTCAAAAGAGGCAGGGGAAGCGGTCAACGCCATTCTCGCGGCTCAGCAGTCGCAGGCCGACCGGGACACGGCACAGGCCATCACCGAAATTGACGAGGCCATAGAGGCGCTGCGCCGGGCGCGGTCAGCGCTGGAGGTGGGTAAGTGACTGGCAGCCCCGCAAAATGGTCTGATTTCCTCGTAAGGGAAAAGGCAGTGAAGTCTCAAATGCGTCGATTGTGGCTCCAATCCTTGGCTGACAGATTTTCAACTCAGAGCGGCATGGCAGGCGCTGCGGGAATTTCCCGTTGTGAGTTGCGCCGTATCGCGGACGGGTGCGGCTTTAAATTGCCCATCGGCGTCCGAGGGTCTGGTCGGGTTTCGCCAGAGGCGATGCGCAGGCTCTCATCCAAGGGCATGACACTTGCTGAGGCCGCAGAAGCCTTATCCTGCAATCGCACTTACCTCTCACACAAGGCGAAGAAGGAAGGGATCGTTTTTACCCCAGCCAAAAAACGGGGGCGACCTCCGGAGCGGCCAGCCTGCACCTCTAAGCCTGAACCAAAGGCTCTCACAATGTATGAGGTGGCGAGAGCAGAGAACGCCCGCGCCCGCGCATCATGGGGGCTGGGCGCATGAATTACCACGTGCATGAATGGGCGGTCCAGCGCGAGACTGTCCACCTCCCTGACGCGAAAGCGTTGAAAGCAAAATCCGGCCTGACTGGTGGCACGTGTGGGGACGCTTCCCTGATCATAGACACCAAAGGCCGGGACGCGGGGATGGCCCACCAGACGGGCCGACATTCTAAACCGCTTTCTGAGCGGTGCTGTCTGGAGTTTGTCCGTCCATCCCGCGCGGATGGCGGCTGCCACCCGGAAGGGCGCAGGGCAGACAGCATCGCTCCGAGCGCGGCGCTCAGTAGTGCAGTGAAGGCCGCAGCGCCGACTGCTACCGCCCTACCGCTGGCGATGCAATTGCCCGCGCTCGACCTTCACAGGAGGGCGGCATGACCGGCTCCATAACGCGCGACGGCGATTACGCCGTGATCCGCATCCCCATGGACGAGGTTCACGCCCTGCGCGTGGCCCTGCATCCAGTGCCAGCGGGCGCGACGACATCAACAACAACGCAAAGCATTCGGGACCGGCTGGACAAAGCCTTGGCCCGCTTGGAATCACAGGGAGGCCGATAGGTGGCTGGTGTCAACAAGGTAATCATTCTCGGCAATCTGGGCCGCGACCCCGAGGTCCGGACCTTTCAGAACGGCGGCAAGGTCTGCAACCTTCGCATCGCCACGTCTGAGACATGGAAAGACAAAAACACGGGTGAACGCCGCGAGCGGACGGAATGGCACGCCGTGGCCGTCTTCTCCGAAGGTCTGGTGCGCGTGGCCGAGCAGTATCTGCGCAAAGGCTCCAAGGTCTATATCGAGGGCAAGCTGCAAACCCGCAAATGGCAGGATCAGTCGGGACAGGACAAATACAGCACAGAGATCGTGCTCCAAGGCTTTGACGCGTCTCTGGTGATGCTGGACGGGGCCAAGGGCAACTCAGGCAGCGGTTCAGACAATGGAGGGGGGCAGGGTGGCTATGACCAGTCGCCGGGGCCGGATCAAGGATCATATGGCGGCGGCGGACGCCCATCCAGCCGCGACATGGACGATGAGATTCCGTTCGCTCCGGAATGGAGGATGTGATGGGGCCCGAGTTTTTCATACGCCTTGGCTGGCCAGCGAAAGCGCTTTGGCCGAACAACCGCACAGACCGGCGCTCAGCAACTGCAAGCCGACAAGCTGCGAAGCTCGAGGGCTTTGCGGAGGCCCGGAGGGTTCGCGCAGCCATTCCCGCAGATGCTCATTTGGTCATCGAATTTTTCCCGCCAACAGAAGGTCGTCGTGACCTCGACAATCTCTTGGCCTCGATCAAGGCGCATCTGGACGGGATTGCCCAAGCGGCGGGCGTCGATGACGCGGGCTGGTCTTTCACTCTGCGAAAAGGCCCGGTCGTGAAGAATGGCGCGGTCGTTGTGCATGCGACGCAGGCCGACAAGTGGAAGGCCATCGGGGATTTGGCTCGGGAAATGGTCAAGGGGCAGGTCGCATGAGTAAACTCGGACATAACGAGCGGTCATACCGTCTGGACGTGCTGGCGGAGGAAGTCCGCAAGGGGCGGCAAAATGTCGAAAAGGGCGAGGAATTCACCATCGGTGGATGGCTTGCGATAGGGCACGCAATGAACGAAGCGCGCGCGCTTTTCCCCGGTGATCGAGAGTTCGGGCAGTGGATGTGCTCCGCCAAGTTGGCGGAGGGGATGCACGATCATGACCGCGCCGCCGCCATGTGGGCAGCCGCCAACGCGGATCAATTCGAGGAGGCCCGGCAGCGCGGCAACCCGCGCACGATCCGGGGTATTCATTCCAAGTGGAAAGAGATCGAGGCCGAACGCGAGGCGGAGCGGTTCGCCGAAGAACAGCGGCAGGCGGCAGAGGAACGCAAGGCTGCACAGGTCGAAGAAATCCCGAGCGAAAGAACCAATCGCGAAGATGGCGCTATTGGGCGCGAAGGCTACGCGCCGGACGGTTCGAGTAGGCTATCAGCCGGGCGGACGGCTGACCCTAGCGATACGGGGGAAACGGTCGAAGAGGGTGATAAGCCCGCAGCCTGTGAAGGCCCGGCACCTGAACAAGAGGCCGCGCCCGATCCGCACGCCAAGCTGCGCCGCGAATTCCGGTCTCTCACACCAGAGGCTCAAGAGGATGATTGGATAGGGCTGCGCTCTGACGTCGATGATCTGCGCAAGCGGACGAAATCTCAGACCAGTCTCATTGCAGACCTCAAGCGGGAATTGAAGGAACTCACTGGCGACGACAAGACCGAGGTCATCCGTCGCCTGCAAGCCGCAGTGAAAAACGAGGCCAACGCCAAGTGGAAGGCGCTCGAGGATCGGGACGCTTATCACCGTCAGGTCCACGCCCTGAAAAAGCGGGTCGATGAACTGGAAAAGATCGGGGTGGCCTACTGATGTCCATCCTCGCCAGAATCCGGGCCCATGGTGGCGATGTGATCCGCGACGAGTGGCGCATGTCTCTGCGCCCCGGCCGCCTGTCACCGGACGCGCTGGCGTGGCTGAAAAAGCCTGAGGTTCGCGCGGCGGTGCATGAGGAGGTTTTCCCCCAAGTCGGCGACTGGTCGGAACGCGCCGCCCTCCGCGAATTTGATGGCGGGCAGGACCGGGCAACCGCAGAGCGCGAGGCTTACAGGGAGGTCACGGCAAGATGCTGAATTTCACCCCACCGAAAGAAATCCAGTTGCGCGACTATCAGGCCGAGGCAATCGAGGGCCTGCGCAACGGCGTGCGCGCCGGGAAAAAGAAGCAAATTCTTTGCGCCGGCACTGGGGCGGGCAAGACCGTTATGGCGGCAAGCCTGTTGAAAGAGGCGAACCGCAAAGGCAGCTACGCGCTATTTCTTGTCGATCGTGTGGCACTGGTGAACCAGACCAGCGAAACCATGGACAATTACGGCATCCCGCATGGCGTAGTGCAAGGGATCAACGACCGATACATGCCGCGCGAAAATGTGCAGGTTTGCAGCATCCAGACCCTTGCGCGCAGGTCATTGCCACGCCGCCCTGATCTGATCGTCTATGACGAATGTCATGCGCAATATCGCTCGACGCTGGACTATATCCGCAGCAATCCCGACGCGGTGGTTGTGGGGCTCACGGCAACGCCTTTCACGAAGGGCATGGGCGAATTTTGGGAAGGCGTGGTGAACGTCATCCCGACGCGCCAGCTGATCAATGGCGGGCACCTGATTGAGCCGAAAATCTACGTGGCCAAGTCCCCGCAGGACGCGGAACTCGGGCTGAACAGCTACGGGGAATTTTCCGACGCAAGCGCCACAACGGCGGGCATTCAGATCATTGGCGATGTTGTGGCCGAATGGGTGGACAAGACGCAGCAGCATTTTGGCGGGCCGGTCAAGACAATCGTTTTCAGCCCCACGGTGGAGCATGGGCGCGAACTCTGCGCGGCGTTTGCCTCCGCCGGGTTTAATTTCCAGCAGGTATCATACCTGGACAAGAGCGACGAGGAACGCGCCGCCAAGATCGAAGAGTTCCGCCGTGCCGACAGCGCCATTCATGGGCTGGTCTCATGCGGTGTTCTCACAAAAGGGTTCGACGTTCCCGATGTTAAATGCGGCATATCTTGCAAGCCCTACCGCAAGAGCCTGTCCAGTCACATGCAGGAGATCGGGCGCGTAATGCGCATCCACCCTGACAAGGATATGGCTCTTTGGCTCGATCACAGCGGCAATATCGAGCGGTTCGCGCTGGATATGTTCGACGTCTGGGAAAACGGCGCCGGTGAACTGGACGCATCCACCAAGCAGGACAGCAAGGCCCGCGAGCGCAACGAACAGGTTCGCGAAAAGGTCGTTTGCCCGGAGTGCAGCGGGGGCATGCGCGGGCCGACATGCACCGCCTGCGGATGGGAGCGCGCTGCACGATCAGGAATCCATGCGGTCGAAGGCGAGATGCATGAATTCAGCATGCCGGACGCAATGCAACCGCGCGCCGGTCTGAGGGCTGAGGTTCTCAAGGAGCCACGCAAGGTATGGGAGGGCTGTCTGGCCTTCACCATGGAACGCAGCCGCAAGGGCGAGGAACACGCCCGCAAGTGGGCCTATGGCATCTGGCGCGGCGTGTATCCAAGCGCCAAGCTGCCCTTTGGTTGGTTCGACGCACCGCGTCCCGTGGCTCCAGATATGGCGGCTTATGCGCTCGCACAGCGTGAGACAGAGCGTTTCCGCAAGAACAACAATCGGGGGGCGGCATGACGGTTCAGCGCCCCATATCCTCGCCGGTCAGCGCGCAGGATGCCGCCACATGGGCTGCGTGCCAGCGGGCACTGATGGCTGCTGTCGCGGCGGCTGAGCGAATGCCCGAAGGCCAGAGGATGCTTGGCGAGGCGCTGTGCGGGATGCTCGAGACCGTGGGGGCTGGTTCGCCCCCCTTGGACGGGTTCGCAGGCGTCCGCGACGATGCACGGTTCTGGGCTGACATCGCCACGCCGGTTGAATTGGAGGCCTACGTGGGGGCAGGGCTGCGCCGGATCGAGCGTGCCACCTTCGCGGAGCAGGCGCGCAAGCGGATATTCATGGCCCTCTGGCGCAGCTTCACGGCGCGGCAACAGGCCGATTTCATCAAGGCCATGACGGCCAAGGAGGGTTGAGAAATGGGCGACCCCGCGCGCCAGAGCAACGCGGGGCCATGCTGGAAGGTGGGTTGTGACAGACCGTGGCACCAGCAGGGAAAGCCTACCATGGGGCGGGATCGAAGGCAAAGCGCAGTCCGAAAGACCGAAGCGTGATCCCCGGCACAGTTGCAGAAGTGCCGAAAAGTAGCGGTCAACGATTTGGGGCAGGCAGCGGCCACCAGATCGACCAAAGCGGCGGCTTGGCAGTGTCAGGCAAGATCGCGAGGGTATCGGGACAAGCCGGGCAGAAATGCCGGGGCTTGTCGTCCTATACCTTCAACCCCACCCCCCTCCGGGGTGAGAGATAAGAGAGACAGTTATGAATGTAGAGATAGGGCAGGCGGAAAAATGGAAGGTGGGCGGGCGAGTGCGCAACCTTCCTGAGCATTCATGGGTTCGGCACGGATCAGCGTGGGCCGACAAGATGGCTCTGCCACGTCAGGGCACCATCATCGAAGTGCCGATGGCGGCGCGCGATGCTGGCGAAGGCACGCTCTTGGTGGAATGGGACAGCCTTGGTGCCGCAAAAACGTCGCCGGATAATTGGCGCATGTGGATTCATTCCAGCTTTATCGCCCCAGTTGATGAGGTGTCAGCATGATCATTGATCAAATCGCCACCCTCCGAGGCAAGGTCAATCGCATGCGCCAAGGCGGAGCGCCAGAGAGCGCCATCCGCGCCGGTCTCATTGCTGAGGGATGGGCCACGGAAACCGTCACTGAGGCCATGTTGGCAGCGCCCATGACTCGGCCCGGAAGTGTGGAGCATGACACGTGAGCGCCTACAGATCCATCCAAGAGGTGCCGCTGTTCCGGTATGACTTGATCATGGCCGACCCGCCTTGGTCGTTCGATAACTGGTCGACGGCAGGAGAAGCGAAGAACGCCAAGGCGCAATACGACTGCACGCCGTTGGACTGGATTAAAGAGCTTAGGGTGGCGGATCTCGCTGCGCCTGACTGCCTTCTCTGGCTTTGGGCCACAAACCCGATGCTGCCGCAAGCGATCGAGGTCATGGTGGCATGGGGCTTCACCTTCAAAACCGCCGGTCACTGGTCCAAGAAAACGGTCAACGGCAAGCAGGCTTTCGGTACCGGGTACGTTTTGCGCTGCGCGGGCGAACCGTTCCTAATCGGGACCATCGGGCAGCCAAAATGCGCCCGCAATGTGCGCTCTGTCATTGAGGGCCCGGTACGCGAGCACTCCCGCAAGCCCGACGAGGCATTCGCCGCGGCTGAGGCGCTGATACCAAACGCTCGCCGGATCGAACTATTCAGCCGAGAATTGCGCGCAGGGTGGGACGTGATGGGCGACCAGATCGGGGTGATGGCATGAGCCGCGGTGTCTCCAGCATCTACCACCGCGCCCACGGCCCCGCCCCCACCGGGGTAGAGGCCAAGCAGCGCAATCACGACGCCTGCGCAGAGGCGTGGCACAAGCACGGGCTGGCGGTGATCGACCCGGAGCAGGTCCGCGACGACTGGACACGACAGGCAATCATTAACGAGGCCGATAGGCAATATGGCAAGAGGGGCAAGTGATCCACATGGCAAGCAAGAGCAGAAGGCGGACGAAACTGAAAAACGGCACCAACCCGAAGGCACAGCCGCGCGCGCTGGTCAGTTTGAACGCATCACCTTGGGACATGGGCGCAGATGGACCGGCCAACCGCGCACGGGAAAGCCGGGTGGAGGAGGGTGTAGACCCCGAGGTTGATCCTGACAACGGAGAGGTCAAGCATCGCAACCCTAACGGGGTCAAGCGCCGGGTGTTCTACGACATGCTCGACGTCTATCATCGCCGGGGCTGGATCACCAAGCGGGGCTTTAACGCTGCATCCGCACTGCGTGACGCATGGCAGCGCACAGAGCAAGGGCAGGGCAACGATTGGTCAAAGGAGCGGGTGGACAGCAGCCCCAAGCCGGATGCAGCGGTCGCTATTCAGATCGACCGCATGAGCGCCCTCATCGGCATCACACGCCATATCCCCGCCGAGGATCACCGCATATTGCTCACCGTTGCCTGTGAGGGCCAAGCGATAGGACGCCTGCGCCAGTATCGCGGCATGAACCACGACAAGGGCAGGCGGCATCTACATGATGCGCTTGAGCGATTGGCGAACAGGATATCTTGACGCATAAGTCTTATTCGCGTATAGACCATATTATCGCGCGGGCTTGCCACCAAAGCACCGCACCACAGCGCCTAGCCTCTCAGGTTCGGGCGCTTTTTCATTGGCGGGGGGGCCAGTAAGGAACGTCACTCATGGCACCCAAGAAGCTAGATGCCAGAGAGGCCCGCTTTGTTGCGGAATACCTCATTGATCTGGACCCAAAGCAAGCCGCACTGAGGGCTGGATACAGCGCCACCACAGCCGCCTCCAAGGCATACCAGTGGGTAAGCAATGGTAAGGTGAAGCTGCACGTCTTCGAGGCCGTGCAGGCTGCGCAGGCAAAGAGGGCACAGCGGACGGAAATCGACGCCGATTGGGTTCTACACCGACTCGCCGATGAGGCCACGGCAGACCTTGCCGATATCCTCGATGATGCAGGCGCAATCAGGCCGATCAAGGATTGGCCCTTGATCTGGCGTCAGGGTCTTGTCGCTGGTCTCGATGTGCAGGAGATCGAAGTTGAAGGCGTCAAGATGGGCCAGACGGTCAAGATCAAGCTGTCAGACCGGATCAAGCGCATTGAGCTGATCGGCAAACATGTGAACGTGCAGGCATTCCGTGAGCAGGTCCACAACACTGGAGCCATAGCACTCACGGTCAGCCCAGAGGACGCAGAACTGTGACCCATGGCAATCGCACAACTTACGCCCAAGCAGAGGGAGGCTAACCGGCTACTGGCAGGACCAGCGCGCAACGTCATGCTGCGCGGTGGCTCTCGATCGGGCAAAACCTTCCTGCTGATCCGGGCGCTGATCCAAAGGGCAATCAACTCCCCCGGATCGAGGCATGTGATATTTCGGTTTCGGTTCAATCACGCCAAGACCTCGGTTTGGTCTGATACGCTGCCAAAGGTCTTGAGCCTGTGTTTCCCGTCACTCCGGGTCAGGTTCGACAAGACAGACTTCTACATCGAGCTGCCGAACGACTCTGAAATCTGGATTGCTGGCCTAGACGACAAGGAACGTGTTGAGAAGATCCTTGGGCAAGAATACGCCACGCTCTATTTCAACGAGAGCAGTCAGATACCGTGGGGGTCTGTCGAGACGGCAATGTCGCGCCTGGCTCAAAAGTGCGAGCTGGCACCCGAGATAGCGCAGACCACCGGGCGACAGTACTTGTCGCTCAAGGCATACTTCGACTGCAACCCGCCCTCAAAGCTGCATTGGTCCTACCAGATGTTCCGGGCCAAGATGAAGCCGGGCACGAAAGAGGCGCTGGCAAAGCCCGAAGACTACGTGGAGATGCAAGTCAACCCGGCGGACAATGCCGATAACCTGCCGCCAGAGTACTTTGACGTTCTGGCGTCCATGTCAGCAGCCAAGCGCCTCCGGTTCGAGGCCGGTGAGTGGGCCAGCGACATCAATGGTGCGCTCTGGGCGCAGGAGGATCGGAAAGCCCCTGACGGCAAGGTTATGCCGGGCATTGACAGCCTGCGCGTTGCCAGCGCCCCAGAAATGCAGCGGATTGTGGTGTCGGTTGACCCGTCCGGCACGCGTGGCGATGGCGGCGGCGATGATATCGGGATCGTCGTGGCTGGCCTTGGCGTGGATGGTCAGGGCTACGTTCTGCACGATGGGACTTGCCAGATGTCGCCAGAAGGATGGGGCAGGCGCGCCGTTGATCTTTACCACAGGTTTGAGGCCGACCGGATCATCGGAGAGCGCAACTATGGTGGTGACATGGTGCGATTCACAGTCGCCACAGCAGACAGAACCGCCGCTTTTTCTGAGGTGGTCGCAAGCCGTGGCAAGGCGGTCAGGGCAGAACCGATCAGCGCCCTATACGAGCAGGGTAGAGTTCACCACGTCGGGGAGTTTCCCGATCTGGAGGATCAAATGTGCAACTTCACTGCTGCTGGCTTTATCGGTGAAGGATCGCCGGACAGAGCCGACGCGCTGGTATGGGCGCTCACTGATTTGATGCTCCTCGGACACAATTACAGCCTGACAGGTGCCCTCTGATGACAAAGACGCAAGACAAAATCCAGCCGATCAACGACGGGCTGCTGAATCTTGTGTCTGGCATGGGCACGGCGCGCGACAAGGGCGGGCAAGCGCATTACGCCAGTGTGGCGATGAGCCATATAGATATTTTGGAGGCTTACGAGGCGTCTTCGATGATCCAGCGGGCGATTGACATGCCCGCAGAGGATTCCTGCCGTGAGTGGCGCGAGTGGCAGGCCGAAGCGGTTGACATCAGCGCAATCGAGACCGAGGAAATGCGGCTCGGGCTCAAGGCAAAGGTTTTCGAGGCGAGACGCTTGGCGCGGCTTTATGGCGGCGCGGCTATTCTGATCGGCACTGGCGATGCAGACCCGTCGAAGCCGCTGGACCCTAAGCGCCTGACCATTGGCGGGCTGAAATACTTAACGGTGCTTTCGCGCGACGAAATGAGCGCGCGAGAGATTGAGCGAGACCCGCGCCAAGAAGGATTTGGTAAGCCCAAATTCTGGTCGGTCAAAACGGCAGAGGGTTTGCCGCTTGATATTCACCCCTCGCGGCTGGTGATTTTTCACGGCATTGCGCCGCTGGGGGACATTAAGAGCAAGACGACTGCGGACGGCTGGGGCCGGTCTGTTTTGCCGGGGATGCTGGATGCGCTGCGCCGCGTTGACGAGCTGGCCACCAATGTCAATTCGCTGACTTATGAGGCGAAGGTTGATGTGGTGAAGATCCCCGATCTCATGTCCAACCTGCAAAAGCGAGGGACGGCATACGAACAGGAGGTCTTGCGCCGGCTGACTCTAGCCGCGACCGCAAAGGGGATCAATGGCACGCTGATGCTGGACGCGCTGGAGGAATACGCCAGCAAATCCGCGAGCTTTGGGGGGTTGCCGGACATTCTGGATCGTTTCATGCAGCTTGCCAGTGCTGCCGTTGGCATCCCCATGACGCTGTATTTCATGATCAGCCCCGGCGGGCTGAACGCAACCGGCGCAAGTGACACGCGAGCCTACTACGACAAGGTGAAGGTCGAGCAGACCCTACGCATGCAGCCCGCTATGTCGGTTCTGGACGAGTGCGTGATCTGGTCTGCCTTGAACGAGCGTCCCGCCGATCTGCATTACACGTGGCGATCGCTTTGGCAGCCCACGGCGAAAGAGCGTGCAGATACGGGCAAGGTCGCCGCCGAGACAATGAAGATTGCCGCCGAAATGGGCGCTGTCTCTGAGGAAGCGGCGGGTAAGGCTTTGGTCAATGCCCTGACTGAAAGCGGCGCTTTCCCCGGCCTTGAGGGATACGCCGAGGAATTCCCGTTTGAGAGCGACGACAGCCTTGACACGGTCGAGCGTGGTCTGTTGCCAGACGGGCAAGAGGGCGATGCGTCACAGGTCGCAGATGCCGCGCCCCGCACACTCTATGTTCGACGTGACGTGCTGAATGCGGATGAGATTATTGCTTGGGCGAAGGGGCAGGGCTTCAAAACGACGCTGCCCGCTGACGACATGCACGTCACCGTTATGTTCAGCCGCACCCCTGTCGACTGGATGAAGATGGGTGAGACATGGCGGGAAAACCCTGAAATCGCCCCCGGTGGTGCGCGCCTGATGGAGCAATTCGGCGAGGCGCGCGTGTTGTTGTTCAATTCATCGGAGCTTTCATGGCGGCACGAGGAAATGAAGCGCCAAGGGGCGACTTGGGATCATCCCGAGTATCAACCGCACATCACGATTTCATACGATCCAGACGCACCGGATCTTGCGGACATCGAGCCTTACAAGGGCCGAATCCTTCTCGGGCCAGAGATATTCGAGGCCATCAACGAAAAGTGGCATGAGGGGGTAACGGAACAATGACCGACCGTCGCATTGCCGAGGATGGAGAGCAGATCGCCGCAGACGTAGCCATCGCCGATCAGGACCGCACGGGGCGCGTTGCCTTCACAGAGGTAATCGACGCCAGCGCACTGACCGGCGTCAAGCGTCACAAGGATGGCTATCTGGCTGGGCGGGTAAAGGCGGCGCGCACTGGCATTCAAATCTACACTGGCGACGAAATGGATTGGCCGGAAAAGGAGCGCGTTGCGGTCTATCGCCCGCTTGATGAGGTCATGCGCATGGACTCGCTGGCCAGTTACAAGGGCAAGCCGATCACTGACGGCCACCCCGGTGAACGCGTCACTGCGGACAATTGGGATTCCTTTGCTCGTGGCACCGTCATGGGCGTGCAGCGCGATGGGGAGGCGGTTCAGATCGACCTGACCGTTTCGGCCAAATCGCTTGTGGACAAGCTGGAATCGGGCACGGCGAGACAGCTATCGGCGGGGTATGTGGCCAAGATTGATCGCACTCCCGGCGTCACCGAGGATGGAACGCCATACGACGCAATTCAGCGTGATATCTATATCGACCATATTGCTGTCGTGCCCGCAGGGCGCGCTGGCGACGAGTTCCGCATTGGTGACGGTGCGGCCAAATGGGGCGCGGCCCCGATCTACCCCGAAAAGAGCAGGAAAAAGGAGACTGAAATGTCTGACGCTCTCAAGACGGTGGTGCTGGGTGACAAGGCCGCGCAAGTCGCGGTCGCTGACGCAGCCATCATCGAGCAGTTCAAGGCCGATCAGGCCAAGGCTGTAACCGACGCAGCCAAGATCCACGCCGACGCCATCGCGGCGAAGGACAAGGAGATCGCCACCAAGGACGCCAAGATCAAGGAGCTTGAGGGCAAAATTCTCAGCGACGAGGACAAGGCAAAGCTGGTCGCAGATCGCGTGGCCCTTGAGACCAAGGCCGCAAAAATCACCGATGAGGTGAAACCCACCGGCATGACTGACGCGGCGCTGCGCAAGGCCGTCGTGGTCGCCAAGCTGGGCGATGAAGCGGTCACTGGCAAGTCCGAGGCGTATATCGACGCGCGCTTTGACATCTTGGCCGAGGATGCAGCCAAGGCTGACCCGGTTGCGGATGCCATTTCGCGCGGCGTGGTATCGCATGACGGCATGACCGTGGCGGACAAGGCCTATGCCGAAAGCCTGATCAACCTGCAAACCGCATATCGCGGTGAGCCCGTGAAAAAGGAGGCCTGAGAATGGCTGTTCAATCGACCTACCTCGACAACATGGCTGCGGCCTATGTCGGGATGATCGCCAATGGCGAGCCGAACGTCCTTATCAGCCGTGAGGTTGAGACCACGGGCGGCATCGGCTTTGGCGTGCCTGTCATTCAGGGCACCGCGGACAAAGAGTGTGACGAGGTTGCCGCGTCCACCGATGCCGTGATTGGCATCACCGTTCGCGACCAGTCTGCGACAGCAGACACCTTTGCCGCCGGGGAATCGGCTTTGCTGATGCGCAAGGGCGTGATCTGGGTCACGGTGACGGATGCGGGCGGCGTTGCTGCTGGTGATCCCGTCTGGGTTCGCGTGTCTGACGGCACGTTCTCGAATGCCGACGCTGGCACCAATGGCTCGCTCCGGCTGGCCGGTTGCCGCTGGGAAACCAGCGCGGCCAATGGCGCTCTTGCCGCAATCCGCGTCGATCTCGACGTTCCGGCTGTGGCCGGTGCCAGCTAAGGAGGCTGACAAATGAACATGACCACAAAGCAGTTCAACGACGCAATGCAGGCGTCCTTGGGCTTCGCAGTCAAACAGACCAGCCACATCGAGGCCGAGGTCTATCGCTTCAAGTATCCCGAGCTGAATTACGCCGAGCTTGTGCCGGTCGATACCAGCGCGGGCGAGTTCTCGAAGTCCGTCACCTACTACTCGATGGACGGTGCGGGCAAGGCGGCTTGGCTCAACGGCAACGGCAAGGACTTCCCTGTCGTCGGCACGCAGATGAACCAGCATGAAACCGCTGTTCACTCCGCTGGCATTGGCTACGGCTATGGCTATGAGGAAGTCAATCAGGCTCGCCTGTTGGGCATTTCTTTGGATGGTGAGAAGGCACGCATTGCGCGCCGCGCCTATGAGGAAATGGTCTATGGCGTGGCGCTGAATGGGGATTCCGACAAGGGATTCGAGGGGCTTTATGCCTACACCGGCGTTCCTGCGGCCTCGGTCGCTGCGGACGGGACTGGCTCCGCGACCACTTGGGCAACCAAGTCACCGGATCAGATCATCCGTGACGTGAATGCGCTCCTGACTGGCATCGTGACTGCCACCAAGGAAACCGAGCTTGCCGATACGCTGATCCTGCCGACTGAGCGGTTCAACTACATCGCGTCTACCCGCCTGACCGACACGAACATGACCATTCTGGAATTTATCCAGCGTGCGAATGTCTATACGGCGCAGACAGGCCAGCCGTTGATGATCCGTGGCAAGCGTGGCCTGCTCACCAAGGGCGCAGGCAGCACGGCGCGCATGATCGCCTACCGTCGTGCTCCGGACGTGCTCAAGCTGCATATCCCAATGGTTCATCGGTTTTTCCCGGTGCAGATTGAGGGCTTCCAGTTCACCGTGCCTGGCATGTTCCGCCTTGGTGGTCTTGATGTGCGACTGCCCAAGGCCGTCAGCTACGGCGACGGAATCTAAGGGTGCTTTTCGAGGGGCGGCTCGCGCCGCCCCTTTCCAAAGCATCCCAGAGGAGTAGAGACCATGAAAATCACGAACACGACCAAGAGCGACTTGGGCCTTTCGCCTGATGTTGTGGTTCCGGCGGGCGGGTCGCTGGAGATTGAGAACGACGACTTGACGGCGCTCAAGGCATCCCCCGTCGTCAAGGCTTGGCTGGTGAGCGGCGATCTGGTCGAGGACGGCCCCGTAAAGGCCGCATCCAAGCCTAAGGCAAAGGCTGACTGATCATGTACGGCACCCTCGCGGATTGGACCACATACGCGGCCCTGCGCGGGCTGACGGTGCCCAACGAGGCAACCTCGACACAGGCGCTGGTGCGGGCGTCCGACTATATCCGCACACGCTATGTCATGCGCTTTCTGGCAGATTACGACGACACCGCGCCCGAGGTTGAGGAGGCGACTTATATCGCCGCTGCGTTTGAACTGACCACGCCGGGTTTCTGGGCCACGACCTTTACGCCGTCGCAGGTCAAGGTGCTGACCGGAGTGGGCAGCATCAAGTGGACGCCGGTCACGTCTGGCAAGGGTGATGCTGATGACATGCTGCCCACGTCCCCGGCGATTGAGGCGCTATTGGTGCCTCTGACCCGTTGGGGCATGCCAGCGGTTAGTGTGGTCTGATGGCCGAGAACTGGACGGCCATAGCCGCAGAGGTGGCGGCGGGCATCGCTGAGGTAGGCTTTTCCGCGACGATCACGCGCCCCGGAACGGGCGGGCCGCAATCACCCGAGGAGGTTGGCTTTGTGCCGGTCCCGTCGCCGGTCCCGTTTACCGTCACGGTGATAGACGACGGCATCAAAGATCGGTATGCTCCGGGGGGGTTGGTCACACGTCAAGCGCGGGTGCTGACCATCGCTGCAACGGGCGTGGTGCCGCAGAAGAAAGACGTGATCACGGTTCGCGGTGTGGACCATGTAATTCAGGTCATCATGCCGCTGGCGCCGGGCGGAGTGGATCTGCTCTATGAGGTCGAACTTGAATCCTAGCCCCTACCAAGCGTTTGCGATTGTCTGGCACGTCGAGCGTGGGGATCTGGCTTCGGCTCTTCTTGTGGCGTCATTGCCGCCAGAGTTTTTCGCCGCGGGCGATGCGCTGATGCGCGCCGCATGGATGGCTGGACAATCTAACAGGGGCTGACATGGGCCGCAAACCGACGCCGGACCAGCGCCGCCAAGTGGAGGCGCTGCTGAGAACCTATGACCCGCGCATTCGCAAGGCGTTCCAGGAGGCCATTCAGCGGGCGCGGGGCAGTGTCGACCAAGGCGCACTCATCGCCGCTCTAGACGCCCGCGACATTGAGCGTGCGGTGCAACTCTTGCGGCTCAATCAGGCGGCGCTTTTCCCGCTGACCGACGCGGTGCGCAGCGCCTATGTTGCCGGGGCCGATCTGGTGGCACCTATCCTGCCCGCGACGATAGCGGGCGTGTTCGCGTTCGACGGGCTGCATCCTCGGGCGCAGGCTTGGTTGGCAGAGCATAGCGCTACGCTGGTGCAGGGGATCGTAGAGGACAGCCTGAACGCCACGCGCAAGGCACTGGTGGCGGGGTTGCAGGAAAACCGGGGCACGCGAGCCGTTGCGCGTGAGATCACCGGGCAGATGATTGGCGGGCAGCGTCGTGGCGGCATTCTAGGGCTGACCGCAGAGCAGACAGACTATGCCATAAGCGCCCGGTCGGAGCTAACCAATCTCGATGGGAACTACTTTACCCGCAAGCTGAGGGACAAGAGGTTTGACGCGAAGGTCAGGCGGGCGATGAAGAGCGGCAAGGCTCTGACGCAGGCCGAGATTGACCAGATAACGGGACGCTATAAGGACCGCATGCTTGCCCATCGGGGGCGGCTGATCGCGCAGAACGAGACCTTCACGGCTCAGGCGGCGGGGCGCTCTGAGGCCATGCGCCAGGTGCGCGACCGGGCCGATGTAGAGGCCGTGACGAAGCGCTGGCAGAAAAGCCCACAAGAGAACAACAGGCCAGATCACAGCGCCATGGATGGCACCGTGATCGACTTTGACGAGGATTTCGTTTTTGCCGATGCCAGCATGTCACACCCGCACGATCAGCGTGGCGGGGCCAAGCATTCGGCGTTCTGCAAGTGCATTGCGGTTTACCGGGTCAGGTTGAGGCGGGACTGATGGTCAAGACTTTTGCGGCGCAACTCAAGGATATCGAGGCGCTGTTGACCAAGGAAATGCAGTTTGTCGCCTCGGAATCGGTGCAGGACGTCATGGAGGGGGCGCAGACCCCGCAGCAGGGCATCACCGCTGGCGGATCGGGCTTTGTTGAAGGCAAGATTCCAGTGGCCGAGGCCGAGCTGATCAACAGCCTCGAGGTTGATGGAGCGTCGGGCAAGGACGCCTATGTCGTGGCCATTGCGGGGATGGAAATCGGCGGCGTGCAGCGGTTCACATGGACTGCGCCGCACGCCATGCCGATGGAGGTTGGCTTCACCGCAGAGAACGGAACGCAGGTGCCGGGGCGCTTCTTTGTCAGCCGGAACGCGGAACGGTTCAGCGAGTTTGTTGAAAAGAACGTCAAGAGGTTGCGCCGATGATCAGGGAATCCGATATCTCGATCGCTCTTGGCGCTCACCTTGGCGATATGTTCCCCTTGCCGCCGATTGCATGGCCGAACCACAAGATAACGCCTGCCATGCCCTACCTCTTTCCGCAGGTAGTGCGGGGCAGCCGAACAGACCCGACCGTTGCCGGTGATTTTGCTATCAGCAACGGGCAATATCTTGTGACGGTGGTCTCGGAACTGGATGAATTCACCGTTGCGGCGGAAAGGCTGGCCGACGATGTGGCGGAACACTTCCCGATGGGCTTGCGGCTGGCCGTGACCGGCGGCGAGATCACAATCATGCAACCGCCCGAGGTTTTGCAAGGCTTTCCCGACGCTGTGTCGTGGCGGATTCCGGTGCGGATCACATACCGGGCGCTGAAGGAGTCTTGACCATGGCAAAGAACCGGACCGCCAAGTTGGCGGAGCGCGTCGATCTTATCGCGACGGGCCGCACGCAAGGCGCGGCGCAAGGGGCCACAGCGCGGCCTCTGGTGGCTGACGTAGATGCGTGGCTGGCCTTGGGCTGGGAGCGTGTGACGCAGCCGGAGAGCGGCGCAGACAAAAAGTAATTGCCCCGCGCGCGGGCTGGCATCCGCTGAACAGCGCGCACTCCTGAAACCGGCTCGCAATCGCGGGCCTTTTTTTATGGCCGAAAGGGCAAATGATGGCACAGACGAGGAACAATATCGGGAAGACCCTGTGGGTGGCACAGGCGCTGCCCGCTACCAACGACAAGGCGGGGTTTGAGGCGCTGGATTGGGTTCAAGCCAAGGGCGTGCAGGTTCTGCCGCAGCTTGGCATCACACATGCCGCGATTGACATTCCGGACTTGGCGACGGGGTTCACCAGCGCAGGCAAGGGCGCAGGCTCTGGCGTCGAAAGCTCGATGTCGTTTCGGATGGTTCCGAGCGATCCGGGGCAGATTGATCTGCGCGAACAGTCCGACGATGGGCAGGGGTATCTGTCGATCATGATCCTGACCGGCTCGGGTGTGGATTCCGGCGATGGTCCTATCGCGGTCACTGGCGACCCGGTGCAGTACGCTCAGGGCTTTTCCCACAGCTACACCGAAAACCAAGGCGACACGACCACGCACGAGGGGTTCACGGTGTCGTTCCGTCAGAACGCGCCGACTGTCAACGACGTTCACCCGACCGTCGCCTAATCCGGCTCTCACCAGTCGGGGGCCGGGTTGCTGATGGGATAGCAGCGCCCGGCCCGAACTATCCCCCTATCCCGAGGATTGAGAATGGACTTTTCGCAACTGACCGCACAGGACCGGCACGAAACCGGCTCTTGGCTGCACCTGCCGCACCCGGCCACTGGCCTGCCGCTCTATCTGGCCGAAGGCAACACGATCACCACCGAGGAAACGGACAAGCCCTGCGAGGTTCTGGTGCTTGGCAATCGTGCCCCCCGCGTCAAGGCTTGCCTCGATGCACGCGCGCGCGCTGAGGAACTGCACGCCATGAGGCTTTTGCGGGCCTCTGAGAGCGATCAGGCGGGGCTTATGTCGCAGAATGCCAAGGCCCGAGAGGCGCACTTGCGCGACTTGCTGATCGCCACTGTGATGGACTGGCGCAATATCGTTATCAAAGAAGGCGAGGCCCCGGTGGAATGCACCACGGCCAACGTGCTCACGGCTCTCAATCACCCCTCGTTCATGACGGTGATTTTCAAGCGCGCCTCGGATGAAGGCGCGCTTTTTACGAGTGCGCCGACCGGCTGACGCTGGCGGCGCGGCAACTCGGGTATTACCACGCCCGGATTGACGGCACAAACCAAAGCCGGGGTGATCAAATCAAGGAGGCTGGCGGCTCTCTCGAGTTGCCGCCTTTGGGTGGCCTGAATCGGCTTTGGGGCGCTTGGGAAGAGGCTGGCATCACAGATGGGCTTGCCCCGCTGCGTTGGTCCGAAATCGAATCCTTTGGGCGCATCAACGGGTTCAGCCGGGATGAAATGTTCATCCTCAATCGCATGTCTCGGGCCTATCTTAACGGATTGGCGCTCACCCATCCACTCTCGAAAGAGCCTTGGGATGGTCAGGAATAAGGGTGGCGTGAATGACTGATTTCGCAAGGCTCGTCTTGGCGGCTGACACCACACAGCTAAAGCAGGCGCAGACCGAGCTTGGCAAAGTGACTGTCGCGGGTGGCAAGACTGAGGAAAGAATCCGGGGTGTCGATGGCAGGTTCATAAAGCTCGGCGAGAGTGCGAACCAAGCCTCCCGACCCTTGCGCGAGAGCGCCAGTGCTATGGACTCCGTTCGCAGCCTTGCGATCAGCGCCGCCAGAGGCCTTGCCGCAATGGCGGCGGGCTATGCAACGATTCAAGCGGCAGGCGCTGCGGTCACTATGGCGCGCGGGTTCAACGCTGCGATTTCCGAGACATCAACGCTGATCGAGGGCACGCCGGAACAGCTTGAGATGCTGAGCGAGTCCGCGCGGGCCTTGGCTGTTGCATATGGGACGGACGCGCAATCTCAGGTCAAAGCGTTCTATCAGGCCATTTCCGCAGGCGCGGGTGGGGTTGAGGAAGCGGCCGCCCTGCTCGATACGGCTAACCGGCTTGCCATTGGCGGCGTCACAGACGTAACCACGGCGGTTGATGCGCTCACAACAGCAGTCAACGCCTACGGCCCTGATGTGCTTTCGGCGGCGCAGGCTTCGGATGCCATGTTCGTGGCTATGCGGGCAGGTAAAACGACCATTGGCGAGTTGTCGGGGAGCCTTGGGCAAATCGTTCCCATCGCTTCGGCGGCAGGCGTGTCGTTCGATGAAGTCACAGCGGGCATTGCAGCGCTCACGACGCAAGGACTTTCAACGTCCATGGCTACGACCGGGCTGCGGCAAGTGCTGGCCTCTATCATTGCGCCCACCAAGGGGGCGACGGATGCAGCGGCGGCGCTTGGCCTGTCGTTCGACGTGCAGGCGCTGAAAGCCAAGGGTCTTGAGGGCTTCCTGAACGATGTGATGACAGCGACTGGCGGCAACGAAGCCGTTATGGCGGAGCTGTTCGGATCGGTTGAGGCCTTGGGTGCTGCTCTGGCCTTTGCGGGCGGTGCGGGCGAAACGTTTTCGCAGATCATGGCCGACATGGGAGAGAAGGCGGGGGCGACGGACGCGGCCTATCAGAAGATGGCTGCAAGCCTTGACGAGCGATGGAACAGGGCGACGGCGGCGGCGCAGAATTTGGCGCTGAGCCTTGGCAATGCGCTGTTGGCGGTTGTGGTTCCGGCAATGGAGGCAGCAGCGGCGGCTGGTGTGTTCGTGGCCCAGAACATGGACGCCATCGGCATTGTGCTGGCCGGGCTGGCGTCTACGCAGATCCCGGCAATAATCGCAGCAATCGCAACAATGGTGGGCGGCATGTCGCTGGCTACGACTGGCGCAACGATCATGACAGGGGCCGTGGCAGGGCTTCGGTTGGCTCTGATCGCACTTGGCGGCCCTATCGGAATCGTGTTCGGCCTCTTGGGCGCAGCGGCGGCGGCGTTCTTTGCCTTCCGTGACAATGCAGGCGAGGCGGAAGACGCTGCGTATGATGCAGCGGCAGGCACGGCTGCGCTGATGGGTGAGCTTGACGCATTTGTTGCTGGAGAGCCAAAGGCAAGCGCTGCGGTGATCGCTTTGGCCAACAACAACGTCAAGCTGGCTTCCAGCGCCTTTGAAGCTGCGCGGGCGGAACTGGCCAAGCGCCGGGCTATGGTAGAGTCCTTTGCCGCGATTGAGGCTCAGCGCGGCAATATCGCAACAGATGACCCCGAGAGCGCTTTGCTTCTTGGGGAATCTGAGGCTCGCATGAACAGGGCCGCAATGGCTCTCAAGGATTTGCGCATCCAAGAGCAGGCGTTGGCGCAGGCCATGCGAGACCGTGAAGTCGCAGCGCGGGAAGTCGGCGCAGCTACGGCAAAGACTGTGCCGCCGGTTGAGGCTGCTGGCGATGCCTTGGATGTTATCACGAAAAAGCTCAAGGATGCGGGCGGATCAGGCGGCGCAGCGTCCCAAGCGGCGGAAGGGCTGACCGACGCGGAAAAGGCGCTCAAGGCGCTTGAGAACCAAAGCCAACAGACCGCCGACAAGTTCGGCGACATGGTGGCCGGGATCGTCACCGGGGCTGGCAGCATCGGGGATGTGTTCAAGCAACTCGGTCAGCAGCTTTTGTCGAGCGGCATCAGCGGCATTGCCAGTTCGCTCTTTAAAGGGTCAGGGATTTCCGAGATATTCGCAGGCTTCTTCGACACTGGCGGCATGATCCCCGCCGGTCAGTTCGGCATCGCGGCAGAGAAGCGTGACGAGTTTGTAAACGGCACGCTTGTGCGCGGCCCCGCGCGGGTCACGTCAGGGGCGGACACGGCCCGCATGATGCAGGGCGGCGCGTCTGCCGCCACCAAGCTCGACGTGACCGTCACCATGGATCAAAGCACCGGCGCTCTAGGCGCATATGTGCGGGATCAGGCGGGGCGGGTGGTGGCGAGTTCAACGCCGCAAATAGTCAAGAAGTCGGTCAAAGCAACCTATCAACAGGCGCGCGAGATTCCGATTGGGCAGCGCCGATGAAAATCATAGCATTTCCCCCCGTTCGATATGTCGCGGCCCGTTGGGAAAAGCGCGGCGAAGTGCAAGAGGGGCGCAGCTTCTTCAGCGGCGAGCGAATTTCCAGCGCGTTCGGTGCGGTGCGGGTGAGCGCGTCGTTTGTTGTGTCTGCCTTGGGCAATGACGGGGCAGGCGCAGGCTATATGCTGATGCTCGCGGAGCAGATGCGCTATGGCGTCGATCTGGTGCGCGTCAAAAGCCCGCCGATTAATTGGCGTCTTGGGGATATCACACAGGGCGCGTTGCGGAACTCACCGATTGATTGGGTGGATGGGGCCGCACCCTTGGATTGGGAGAGCGGTGGCAGCCCGCTGCAATGGTTTCAGTCGGCAGTCTACACCGGCACGCCCGGCACAGACGCCAAATCGTTTGACATCATCACAGTCACCGGCTTGCCGCCAAACCGGCGTGTCGCGCGGCCCTCTGATTTCATCCGGTCCTATGAGGCCGATGGCGAAAGCACGGTTGCCACGGCGGTAACTGAGGCGTTCTCCGATGCCTCTGGCGTGGCGGTGATCCGGCTCAATGGCCCGTTGCCAGCTGGCACGATCAGTATCGGCGATTTCGAAAGCCGCGTGTTCGCCTTGGATGGCCCGTTCCCGAGCGCGGAGCAGACCGTGAGCGGCAACTGGTTCTATGCTCTCAATCTGATCGAGGTGCTACCGGCTGAATACGGCGCATCCGAGGAATTCGACCCATGGACGTGAACCTGCGCGGCCTGCATGCCGATTTCCTTGACGAGCTGGCGGGCGGGTTTTTTCCGGTGATCCTGCTCGATGTGGATTGGCCCGGAGATCCCGCGCATGTCCACACCGGCTATGGCAACCTTGTGATCGGCGGCACGACATATACCGGGATCGGGGCAAGCGCGTTTCAGTTGCAGTTGCCCGAAGAGACCGAGGGTCTGGCCGAATTCGCGGGCCAGCTTGCGGTGGATTACCAGGTCGAGTGGTTCGAGCAATCGGGCGTCGATCACGACGAGTATGTCTTGGCGGCAGATACCACGGCGCGCGAGGTCAAGGTGCATTTCGGGGCCACGACCGAGCGGGCGGGCAATGTGCTGATCGGCGCGGCGGTCGAGATGTTCCGGGGCACGATGGACGGCTTTCGCGACATCGACAACCGGACCTCGCGGCGGCTGGAGATTTCCTTGCGCGGCGGCAAGGATCAGCGGTCGAGCGCCAATGTGATCGTCACGGCGCAAAGCCAAGCCGATGCCTATCCGGGCGATACTATCGGGCGGCTCTTCGAGTCCGCCGCCACGCGGCGGAGCGGGCCTGTCAAATGGTGACATGGGATGAGGCTGACGCGCTCTTTGGGGTGCCGTTCGTGCGCGGCGTGGCGGATTGCTGCACGCTGGCCTGTGATCACATTCTTGAGCGCTTTGGCGTCGATCCGCTGACCCGGTATCGCGGAACCTATGACGACGACGCAGGCGCGGAGCGGATCATTCTGGGGGCCGGTGGGTGGCTGCCCATGTGGGACCGGCTCTGCACTGAGGCGGGTATGCGGCGCGTGGATGCGTGGTCGCCTGATGCGCTTGGTCTGGCACGCCTTGAGCATGGTCGCGCGCTGGTGCTGCCCCTTGAGGGCGGTCAATGGGTCGGCAAGGCCGCTGGCGACAGCTACTGCATTGTGAGTGAGGTGAGGGCGGCATGGGCTTTCTAGAGAGCGCGATCTTCCTTGCCATCGCAGGGGCAGGGGCCACGACCGCGACGGCAACTGCTATCGCTGCGGCGGCAACGCAACTGATCGCAGGCCTCGCTTTCAGCCTTGTTGGTGGCTTGGTAACTGGTGCTTTGGGGCAAACCAAGCCCTCGGACGTGCGCCAAGAGGCCAAGCGCATTTCGTCGCAGCCTGCCAAGCGGACTGTCTATGGTCATACCCGCGTGCCGGGCCTGCGTGCGCCGGGCGACTTTGTGCGCGATGAACACCAGTATGGGTTCTACCTGCTGCAAACCCGGCCCTCTGCGGGCACGAATATCACCATCTGGCTCGACAACCGGGAACTGGTGCTGACCGGCGATCTCTTCGACTTCACCGGTCCGGGGGCGACGATTGATCTTGCGGCGACCTCTACCCTTGCGGGGGTGACTTTGGACTTCGGCTTTGTGAACTTCTGGCTGGGCCTTGGTGATCAGACTGCGCCGCCCGACCAGTTGATGACCGAGTTCGGCGACGTGACCTCGACCGATCCGGCCAAGTTCTGGCCTTCGGACGCAGGTAAGGGCTGGACGATTCTCTGGTTTCGCTATGTGCGCGGCAACATCAAGAACGCAGCCACCAAGTGGCCCAACTACCCGGATATCCAGTGCGATGTGAAAATGGATTGGTCCAAGGTATGGGACCCGCGTGATCTGGCGCAGGACCCCGACGGTCCGACGACTTGGCTCTATAACGACAATCAGGGCCTTTGCGCGCTCGATGCCGTGCGGACTAATCCGGTTGCGGCCTATCGCCTCGATGAGATCAGGCTCGATGACTTTATCGAGGCCGCAGATGTGGCGGATGAATTGCGCGAGCGCGGCGATGGATCGTTCGAGGCAGCTTACCGCGTGGGCGGCATGATTGTCTGGTCGCGGCAGGAGCTGATGGATCAGTTGCAGCCCATGGCGCGCGCCGGGGCTGGGCAGTTTCGCCGCGTGGGCGGACGGCTTGGGTATGTCTCTGGCAAATACTATGCCCCCTCGGCCACGCTGACCGAGGCAATGCAGGGCCGCCCGATCACGGTGACGCCCAAGGCCAATTTCCGCGACGTGCCCAAGGCGCTGCGCCCGATCTATCCGGACCCGGATCAATCATACGAGGATGGTGATCTGCCGGTTGTGCCGGTCGAGGGGCGCGGCTGGACACCGGGGCAGGATGAGGCAGAGGAATTCGTGGTCTCGATGTGCCCCTATTGGCCGCAGGTGCAGCGGATCGCGCGGATCGAGGCGCGGCGGGCGGCGGCACAGATGACATTGGAGGCGACGTTCCCACCGGCTGCGATTGACCTGTTGCCCGGTGCGACCGTGGCCGTGAACTTCACCGGAGGCGGCGCGCGCAACCGGGAGTATCGCGTCGAGTCCGCAGCCCCGGCCAATTTCCTTGAAGACCCGTTCGGGCGCTTGGCCTTTGAAACCCCGATGACGCTGCGGGAAACGAGTGCGGCGATCTATGCCCACGATCCGCTCGACGAAGAGGCCCCAATTCGGGATGGCGCGGTCGCGGACAATCCGCCAGCGGTCAACCCGCCCGAGAATGTCGTGGCCTCTGCCGTGACGATCAATGCTCGCGATTCCAGCGTGACGCAGATCACCTTTGTTTTCGAGCCGCCGCTTGAGGGTGCGCCCGACAGCTACTCATGGAGCTATGCGCAGGACGGTGGCGCATGGATCAGCGGCGGCACGATTGACCCGGACAATGCGCTTTCTGGCGTTCTCAACAATGCCGTGCCGGGGTCTGACTATCAGATCCGCGTCACGGCGCAGGGGCTGACGGAATCGGAGCCCGGCTTGTCCAATGTGGTCACGGCCCCGGCTGGTTCTGCGACCGGGCGGTTGGTGTTCGAGCAGCCCACGGCACAGACCGAATGGGTGATCACGCATAATTTCGGAAGGCGCGCGCTGGTGGGATCGGTGATCGACGGTGACGGCATCGTGAACGTGCCGGCTGAGGCGCATACCGACAACGTAACCACGCTGACCTTCTCCGAGGCGGTGGCCGGTTCTGTGGTGCTGAGCTGATGCAGAGATTTCAGACACCCATCGACATGCGCGGCAATCAGATCCTGAATCTGCGCGTCGAGAACGTCGCGAGCCTGCCTGCCGCTGGTGTGGTGGGGCGCATCGTTTACCTGACAGCGGACGGGCTGTTCTATCGCGATACAGGGGCCGCGTGGGTTGGCGAGGTCGAGAGGGGCAGCAATGCCAACGGCACCTATTACAAATACCCTGATGGGCGGCTGGAGTGCTTTCACGAGATTGACCTCGGCTCTATAGTGGCGGCGGGGGCGGGCACTTATGCCGATCCCTACCGCACAACCTCTGCAACCTGGACATATCCGCTCGCGTTTCACGCCGTGCCAAACGTGCGGATGACACCGGAAACCACAACCTCTGTTGCTCAGATCAGACGCCTCATGTCCACCAGTCACCTTGCGCGAGGCGTCAGTCAGATGACTGGCATCACAGCCTATCGCAACACCTCAGACGCCAACGCTGACAGCGTGGTTGTCATCCTGCGCGCCTCCGGGCGCTGGAAAGCCTAACACTCACATACCCCCGAAAAGGAGAAGACGATGGCTGCACCCCAAGTGACGCCCACGAGCGGTATTGCTACGCTTGACGACCTCAACGGCGATCTGACCGAGATCTATGAAAAGGCAGACGAGGCGGC